TAGTTTATATCCATTTTAAATGTTTAAATATACTGTGTTACTATTAGTTGTGTTCTTATTGTCTGTAGGTGTATACTGTGTATAACTAACTTCTGTAATGTCGTTGTTATTTATAAACGCTTTACCTTTTTCTATTGCTAAAGTATCGTTTAACGAAGCGTCACCGTCATTACCAAAAGTGTTACTGGTTACTTCATATATAGTATATGTATAAAAACCGTCGTGACTTGGTAAAGTGTTTGGGGGTGATCCTACTGCGTCGTTAAAAGCAAAATTAGAATATCTAGCGTAATGTGTCATAGAACCATACGTAAAATATTCTTGTTTAGTCATATCATTTACAAGCTTCATATAATAGTAAACTGTAGTACCACTATTGTTTACACGTTTTTCGTGTAATGTTACTGGTATGTTGTTTACTTGACCCTTAATTATATGTAGCATATTATAATATATAAATAATCTTAATTTATTTAAGTTTAAACCAAAAAAAAAGGGCTAAAAGCCCTCTTTTATTAAGTTTTATATATATTATTCTGTTACTGTTACAGTAAAGTCGCCATTGTCAAAAGGTACGCTAGTATAAGCATTGACAAATAATTTAGGGTTACTTTCCATTCCTACAAATGTTAAGTCGTAACCGTTCATGTCACCAAAAGCTACACCACTATTAGCAGTAGCAGTTGTTAATTCCATACCGTTTTCTGAACCTAAACACCATATTTGTCTTTTACCGTTTGCGTCTACTGCGTTAGTTTCAACAAAGATTAAAAGTCTATTTTGTGCTAATAGTTTAATTTCGTTTCTATCAGCTATAGTTTATTTATGTAGTTTAATGTTTACAGACGGTTCGTAAAATACAGTACCGTTGTCAGCACTTGCAGTAATAGTTTCTGTCATACTACCAGTACCACGTACTAAGTTATATTTGTATAATGGTGCTGGTGCTAGATCTAAATCAGTTATAGCACCCCCACTACTAACTATTGTAGCGTCAGCTAATTGACAAAAATAAACTGCACGAATACCACCGATAATGTCTTTACAGTCTAAAGTTCTTCCAGTTGTTAATTCACAAGCCATATTTATTTTGTTTTAAATGTATGTAGCAAGGGCATTACACCCTCACTACTATACTATATTATTAATTAGTCTAATCTTACAATATCACCACCTTGTGCGTGTTGTACACCAGCAGTATATTTTGCTACTACTCTAACGTTGTCAGAACCGTCTAAATCAGCCATATCTAACATTCTAATTTCTGTGTGGTCAGATAGTAAGTCAGTACCAAAGAATAAGTTAGAAGCTTGTGCAGCTACCATTTTATTCTCTACCATACCGTTACATACTGCAATTTTAACACCTTCAAATTCTGGCGTATATTGACCCATGTGGTTAAAAGGAAACGCAGACAGTGCAGAAATAGCACTAATGTAAAATCTGTAAGACTTTGGTGACATATACAAGTATAAGTCTTCTTTAGTGTATACTGCACTAGGTACTGCTGCTATAGCAATTTGCATATTTGCAATAATGTTAGAAGCAGTAAAAGCAGTTCCAGCACCACCACTATTGTCAGCTTCTACGATAGCTGCGTCGTTTTCAAACAAACCGTTACCAGCGTGCATAAAACCAGTAAATTCACCACCAGTACCAGTGTTACCAGCCCAGATATTACTTTCTACGTGGTCTGCAATAGTAGACGATAGGTAAGACATAACAAAAGCAGTAAAGTCGTCAGACATACCTCTATTGTGAGAACCAGCTCTCATTTGTGCAGCTTGCCAGTCAGCTAATAAATCTTTTTTACAAAGGTCTACATTAATTTGAAATTCTTTAGGGTCTAAAATTCTTTCAGTTAATGTAAGTGTACCAGCGTCAGTAAAGTCACAAGTAGCGTCAGCTACTAATGAAGCACCAGCTACTTTAGTAATGTTTCTTTTTTTAACGTTCTCTAATACTGTTAAGTATTCTAAAGACGTTGCCGACTTTAACGCTGCAGCTATATACTGTCCAGCGTGTTCACCAGCGAAATTTGATGTAATCGAAAATCCCATAATTATTATTTATTTAAGTTATAAAAATATTTTTCTTTTGCAGAAAGTTGTTTAAATTCTGCTTTTGTTAATTCTACTTTAGGTGCGTTATGATTTGAAAACTTGTTTACTTTCAAAGGTTCAGCACTTGGTTCTTCTTGTAGATCGTTTAGTTGCTTAGACAGTTCTACATTTTCTTCTTGTATTTCTAAAATGTTTTCGTCTTTAGCTAGGTTTTCACCTCTTAATTCGTCTAATTCAGCTTTAATACGTGCAATATCACCACTAACTTCTTGTAGTAATTCACGTACTACTGCACCTACTTCTTCAAATATTGCAGCTTCACTATATTTAGCTTTTTCTTTTTCTTCTTTTTTAGTTTCTACTTCGTCTTCTTCTACTACTTCTTCTTCTTTAGCTTCGCCTACTTCTAATACTACACCACTTTCGTCTGTAGTAAATTCTGTACCGTCTTCTAATGCGTAGTTACCAGCTGGTAAAGGTGTTTGTACACCGTCTTCTGACAAAATGTTTAAAACTGTACCCTCTACTAATTCGTCTGCTTCTGACACTATAATAGTACCGTCTGCTAACTTGTTTTCGTAAGCTAGTGTTACAGTTTCTTGTGCTTCGGTATCTAAACCTAGTGCTACTTTTATGCGTTCTTTAATATCCATTTTTATATTGCGTTTATCATTTGTTTAAAATCGTTTTCTTGTTTTTCAAATGTATCTATATCGTCTTCTAAACTTTCTACAATTTTTACTACTTCACTTACACCGTCTATACTTTTAGGGTCTATACCTAATTCTTTAGCAGACGCAATTAATTTTATAGTAGTTTTTTCTATACGACTAACTAAATCTTTCATATCAGCCACGTCTAGTTCAGCAGTTTTATATGTATCTTCCATTTTCATTGCTAAACCTCTAGCGTCTAAATATTCATTTCTTAAAGTCGCTATTCTTTTTGCAAAAACTTTGTCCATACCTTTTGCTTCGGTAAAAAGTTTTTTAAAATCGTCTACTAAAGCTAATTCTACTTTTTCAGTAGTCTTAAACTTCGATAGTTCTGTAAAAAATTTGTCTTGCATATTATAATATATAAAATTTGTTAAAATGTTTTATTTGTCTAATTCTTTTAGTTTGCTTATTGCCCAGTTCACACCAGCAGAACCACCCCAGCTATCCCACATTAAACCACCACACCCCTCGCTATACGGTACGTCTTTATGTTGTTGGTGTCTTTTAAAGCTTGCCATACGTGCTATAGTGTCTTTACTAATCGGTTCACGATTTGCTAACTGGTTTGCCCTTTGTTTACCAGTAGCTTCGCCACAACTACCCCAGCCGTTTTTTTCTACCCATTTTAAAGCCCTTTTAGCGTTGTTAGTTGCTGCTTGTGGATAGTCTGTATAACTTTCTAATAGTTCTTTATTAGCGTTGTCGTCTTCTATTATTTCTAATAAGCTTTTAACTATTTCGTGGTCGCTACATGGCATAAAATAAGTATCACCGTCTATAGTGTGTTCGTGTGTACCGTCACACCCTAACGTTTTAGCGTATGCTTTAGCGTCTTCTTCACTTTCAAATAATGGTAAACCGTTTACTTCGCCTATAGGTTCAGCATACTTTTGTTTACTTAACGTTTGCATTTTGTCTACAAAGTAGCCCTCTATACTTAAACCTTTTAATTCACCGTCTTTAATACGTTGCCATACGTCGTCGTTTAATACCCTCATAGCTACGAACCACGTGCCTTTAGGTAATTCGTAACCGTATAAATTACTTTTATCGTTTTTACTGTCTTCTACGATCCAGCTTTCTACAGTATGTACACCAGTTACTTTTTCTTCGTGTTGTAATGTAGCACTATTAGTATTTTGGTGCTTCATATACGCTTCTGCTGCTTTACGTACTGTTTCAGCAGTAAAGTAAACGTAATAGTTTTTGTCTTTTTGTGCGTCGTAACGGTATATAGTTTTATAAGGTATTAACGCTGGGCTAATTAATAAACGCTTGTCTTCGTCTACTTTAGCTAAAGTTAAGTTATTCTGTTTAGCATTAAAATAAACAAAGTCTGTTTCTATAGCTGGGCTAGTAACTAAACTAATAGCGTCTATAGCTAGTGCTTCGTTGTCTTCATCTACTACTAATTCTACTATGTCGTACGTTTGGTTAGCTGCTTCGCAGTCTTCTAAACTGTTATATTTACAGTCACCAGTATTACCGTACTTATATTTACCGTCTTTACATTTGTTACAAGCCATATTATAATATATTAAATTGTTGCTTTACGTCTTATTTTCGTTAATTTGTCTTGTTCTTTAGTCATATCGTCAGCTACTACAAACGCTTTTACTACACCAGTAGTTACACCACCTACACCGTCTGTACCAGCAAAAGCACGACCACCACCAGCTTCATTCATAGCACTTAACAAGGGTTTAAACATACTTGTACTTCGTGCGTTTATAACACTTTCACCGTTAGACAGTCTAGCACTTACGCTATCACTTGTACCACTACCAGCACCATTTACTAAACCACCTTGTGCAAAAGCTGGTTCTGGTACAGATACTATATTTTTAATATTATTTAAACCAGCTGCTAAAGTTGTACCAGCAAGTAAAAAGTTTAAAGGAGGAGGTGCAGCAGCTAACGCTTCAGACACACCTTTATAAGTGTTTATAGTTGCTTGTGCTACTGCTACTGACTTACCAGCTGCACTTTCTTCGCCAAAAATACCTTTTAAGTTTTCTAAACTAGCGTTTGCTACTTCTAAATCAGCTAACGCTTGTTCTTGTTTAATTTTACTTATTGCGTTAGCTTTTTGTTGTTCTAAAGCAGTAATGTCTGCACCACTTTTTTTAGCTAGTTTAAATAGTTCGTCATATTGTTGTTCTACTTCTAACATTTCACGTTCACGTTCAGATATACCTTCTAACGCTAATTCTTTTTTAACGTCTTGTAATTCACGTTGTAAACTTGTTTGGTTAGTTAGTTGTTCAGATTGAAAACCAGTTATTTGTGCTTCTATAGCAAGTAGTTCGTTTTGTGCTTCTGTTAGTGCTATTAAATTTTCTTGGTTTTGCAGTTTGTCGTATTCTATTTGTGCTGCTTTTACTTGTATTTGTTGTAAAGCTAACATTTGTGTAGCTTGTTGTTCTAATACTCTACCCAGTTCTTCGTTAGCTTTAATACGATCTTCAAACGTTGCATTTTCGTCGTCACGTACTTGCCTTAATTTTTCTGCTTGTCTGTCGTATTTTTCTATTAAACCTTGTATTTGTACTTGACTTAATTCTGCTTGTTTTTTTAGTTCTACGTTTGCTTTAGCAGCGTTAAAAGTTTCTTTAGTATAGTCTACTACTTTTTCTGCAACTGTTTCTACAGTTTCTACGATCTTATCAAAAGAATTATCTACACCAGTTGCTACGTCTACTAATTCTTTACCAGCCATTTTAGCAGCGTCAGAAGCAGCACTAAAGTTACCTTTAAATAATTCGCTTATAGCAGTACCTACATAGCCCATAGTATCTAAAAAACTATTAAAGCGTTCTATTAAGTTTTCTTTAATAGCGTCACCAAAAGCTTTTATATTTTCTACTGGGTTTTCAAACACTTCTTTAAAACTGTCTGCTATACCACCAAAGTTATCGAATATAAAATTAACTAAATCATTAATAGCTATGCTTACTGCTTCAAATGTAGTGTTAAAAAAGTCTGCAGTTTTTTGGTTTTGCATAAAAACCTCTGCTAACATTTCAAAAGCTTTTAAAGCTAAACCTATACCAGCAGCTTTTAACGCTACACCTACACCTTTAATACCGTTTTTAATACCACCAGTAGCTTCTGCAGTCTTTTTACTGCTTTTACCTATGTCTTCTACACCTTGTTTTACTTGTTCTAAATCTTTTTTTGCACCCTCTACGTCTGCAATAAGTTTCATTATTACTTCTTCTTGTGCCATTTGCCTATATATTTATGTTTATACCTTGTTATAGCTGGTAAAGTGTCTTTTAAAGCACTAAAACCTATTTTTATAGTATCACCTACTAATTTAAACTTTATTGTTTTTTCCATTATACTCTTACTTCTGTTACTTTTAATATTACATTCCAGTATACTGTATGTGACGCTTCGCCCTCTACTTTTATTTCTATATAGTCTTCTGTGCCATTTATAGCAGCAAATTCTATATCGTAGTCTAACGCACTATCACGTATAGTAGTCGCCTTTGTGTGTCCTACTTCTGTTAAAGTGCTATTTACATATTTAAACGTAGCGTGTCCGTAGTTTGTCCATACCTCATTACTAGCAGCGTTTAAACCTACTGCAGTATAATCTATAGCGTACGCACTTTCAAAGTCAGAATTTATTATAAAACGTTGTGCTACTTCGCCACCTATATATAATTCTGTAGGTGTTGCGTTTGTAGTAGTTCCAGACAGTTGTAATAACATAAATTTACAACGGTTAGCAGTATTAGAAGCACTATAGTTAAAACTACCGTAGTGTTCTGTATAATTACCTTTACCTACTGTTACACTATTTGAAGCGTTAGCGTGTACTAAATTATTACTACCTAATATGTTAGCGTTAGATCCAGCTAAAACTTCGTTACCGTTACCATTAACGTTATGCAATTTGCCAGACAAAGAATTACCAAAACCTTGTACTATGTTATCGTCTTTATTATCGTCTTTTTGTGTTTTAAAAGCATAACAAAAACGACCATTATAGTCATAGCCATAAGCGTTACAGTCTGTTTTAGTTCCTATAGTAGTACCAGTACCTTTATCGTCTACAAATAATACTTTACCAGTTTTATCTATGCTACTTATTTTTCTCATATTCTTAATAATTCTACTTTAGCTAATTTAGTTACGTCTGTATTGTATTCTATTTTATTTACTCTATATAGTTGGTTTTTAATTCTAACTTTATAAGAGAATTTAAAATTATTAATGTCAGTAGGTGTAAGCTTTATATTTATTTTAAGTATTTGTACGTTGTCTTCTGTATAGTTTTCGTTTATATAACTTAACCAATATTTATTGAATAGCGTATTAATAGGTTGTGTAAAGCCACCATTTAAAAAGTCTTGCTGGTATACTGTACCATATAATAACGTTTCTGTGTTTGTAGTACAGTCTTCTAAATTATCGTCATACATAGTAGCGTTAGCATATTTAGTATTTAATTCACTAAAGCCACCGTACGTAGTTTCGTAACTACCGTCTGTAAAGTTTGTGCCTTTTTTAAATACTAATCGTGGTTTATTATCATAACTTTTATAAGTGTCGTCGTATTCTGTTATGTGTTGTATGTATGTATTAAAAAACCTTTTAGTATAAGGTGCAGAAAAAACTTCTGTTTGTATAGTTATTTCTTCGTCACTTTGTACGTTAAAACTTAAATCTAAACCACCAAAGTCTATACCGTTTAACTGTTTGTATCTATTTTTATAGTAGTCTTCGTCGTCTTCTGCGTGTCTAAATTTTATATTTTTAGGTATGTTTAACGGTTCTATAACTGTTTCGTTAAAGTCTGCTTTATTTGTCCAGTCTATAACTGTATTAGTAATATAATCTACATAAGGTTCTATAGCTAAATTTCTATTACTATTGTCTTCTATGTTTAAATTAAATATTTTAGTTAAGTCGCTAATAATGTCAGCTAACTTTATTTCGCCACGTCTAGCTATTATAGCTTCGTCTGTTAAATCGTAGCCATAAGTATAAATATCTAAACTAGAAATAGCTGCGTATGCTGCTGGTATTTTTACAGCAGTTGCTAAGTCGTTTGCATAAAAACCTATTTGTATAGTTTCACCTTGTAATAAATCTACAAAACCGTATAACTGTACCGTCGTAGTCTGACTGTTACCTAACAAATGTGTAGCTACTGTAATATATGTAGGTATACCAGCAGCGTTTACTTTTTTTACTACTAATGCTACTTCTTGTGGTGAAACGTTTAAATTTTGAAATACGTTACGTGTATCTATATATAATTGACCGTCAAAAGCAGCAGTATAAACACCGTTAGTATTATTATATAAGTCGTCTGCGTCTGTTTCAGAAATATAAGTTAAAGACGTTGGTGCAGTTATACTTATAGATAGGTTTACGTCAGAAGCAGCAATATCGTCTAAATTAATAGGGTCTACTAAATATTCATTACCTAAAGCACTATTTATAGACGTATCGAAATATATTTTACTAAAATATGTACTGTCAAAAAAATTACTATTGTAAGTAAAGCCAGCAAAAGCAAATATTTTATCTATAATATACTTTAACTGTATGTGTAGTATGTAATGTGCATAAGGGCTATACTGTATAGAACCATTATTAATATATAAACTATTGTTATTACATAAAGCGTAAAACGGTACTGTGCTAGTACCACCAGCAGACAAAGTAACACCAGTAGACGACCAGCTATTTAAAATATTAGCACCAGTTACATTATGGTCTATGTCAGACAAATCTAAATCTTTAATTTGTGCGTCGCCTAACGTTTCTATAATATTAGCTACGTCGTTAAACATAACTACGTTATAACTAATTTCTGTTTCTTTGTCTAATACGCTTAACAACTTTATAAAGCCCTCTAATACTAATATGTCGTCTACGTATAAAAAAGCTTTTATATTATTATAAGCACTAAAATTATTATTATAACGATCTAAATTATAGTAGTGTTCAAAAAACTTATTATTTGTTTTAGTAGCTGGTAAATTAAAGTCTTTAGAATAACTAGCGTTCTTATTAGATATGTCACGAACGTCGTCTACTTGTAGCGTTAAGTTAATATTTTCGTTACCGTATAAATCTAACTGCTGGTCTAAACGTGTTGCTTGATTTGTTACTACTAATTTTATCATAATCTTTGTACCCTTGTATTATGTCCTTTTTGTAAAGTTATAAAATATTGCTTTACCATATTGTTTGCAGTAGTTTGTTTTATGTATTCGCTATTAGTTATTACTACTGGTTCAAAGTTACCGTCTGCGTTTTGCATATACACGTCTGGGCTAGTAAATAGTTCTTCTAATAATACTGCTTCTGTTTCGCTTATATAGTCTGTGTTAGCTTCTATAGTTTCTGTAGCGTTTACGTTGTAGTTTTTTGTGCCACCCTCATAACTACCGTAGTCGTGGTAATTACTACCATTCTTTGTGCTTGGTGTATGTCCATAGTCTTGTTTAAATGTACTTCTAACTATGCTTGTAGTTTTTATAGACTTTTTATCAAAGTTATAATAGTCATACGTTCCTAATCTATTTACAAAAGCTAGTCTAATAGTTTCGTAACCTTTACAGTCATTACCTACTATGTCAAAACGATATAATACAGACACTACAGAAGCACCATTAAAAGCTTGTACTGTGTAGTAAGATACACCGTCAAAGTCTTCTGTATATTCGTTGTCTATGTTTTGTGTACCACACCCTAAATATAATAGGTTTTGGTTTTCACTAATACTTGTAGCAGTACCACCACCATTAGCATTTACATTAGAATATATATAAGTAGTCTGTAGTACGTCGCTATCGTTATATGTTTTTATTTTAACTTGATCGAATACGCTGCTAGTTTCTGTAGTGTCGTCTGTAAAATATGTACCAGTGAAAAAAGCAATAGTATGATAGTCGCCTATACGTATTTTTCTATTTACTGTACTGTCTAAACTTGTTAAAGCTTTTTTAGTATTACCGTCTAACAAAAACTGTGTAGTGTTAAATTCTTCACCGTCTTTGTGTTGTGCTACACCGTTCCAGAAATAATAAAAATTTCTTAAATATGGTTGTGCGTTAGAAATAGGTAAAGATACTAAACTACCGTCTATAGTGCTTACATATTCTGCACTTGCTCTAAAGTAAAATACTTTTACGTTGTCTTTATTTCTACTGTAACTGTCTATGTGGTGTATACTGTGCCTTTTATCAAAACCACCGACGTCTTTAAACTTACTGTCTACTTGACTAAATGTATCGTAACCTATTACGTCAGTTTTAGTAAAGTCTTGTATAATATTATCTACTCTAAATATAGCACGACCATCAGCGTTTGCAGCAACTTTTAACGTAGTTAATAATGTACCGTTTATGTCATAAACATATAATACATACTTTAGGTTAGTACCTACACCAGCAGTTACTATTGCTTCGCTACCATTAGCAAATAAATAAAAGTCTTGATACGCTGGGTTTAAATCTTTTTTTGTTGTCGTTTGTCTTAAATAAATTGCCATTAGTTTATTTCTTTACTTACAAATTTTAAAAATTTCTGTGCGTCGTTAGCATAAGCTTTAATAAATTGTGCTGGTAAGTCACGATACGCTATATTAAAAGCGTCAGTAAAAAAGTTGCTAGGTTTTACACCGTATAGTTTTATACTTTTAGCTATTAAAAATACTAAACTTTTACGCTTTATAAACCTACCTTTACTATCACGTGCAGACCTTAAACCTTTACGTACTACCCACTTGTCTATTACGTTACTAGGGGGTTGTTTGCTTGTGTATTTATAAGGGCTTTTTGGTGCTTTAGCATTACTTTTAGAACCTTGTATACCTTTGTCTACAATATCAGCA